AATGGTACTGCTGGAACTGCTAACACAGGAGGTGGCGGTGGTGGTGCTGGAAGACAACCAGGTTCAGGTAATAATATAGGTGGAACAGGGGGTTCTGGTATTGTTATTGTAAGTGGACCAAGTGCAGTTACTTTTGCGGTAACACCTTGTACAAATTCAACTGGGACTCATCCTAGTGGTGCTAAATTAGCTACGTTTACAGTTTCGGGAACATTGACAGTTTCATAAAAACATATATATTGTTTTTATGGTGGTAAAAGAAAGAATATGAATTTAACAAATTACTATTGGTTTTTTCAATCAGCAATACCTTCACGTATTTGTGATGATATTGTAAAATATGGTCATCAACTTCAAGATCAGATGGCAGTCACTGGTGGGTATGGTAATAGAAAATTAAATAAAAAAGAAATAAAAGATTTAAAAACAAAACGAGATTCTAATATTGTATGGATGAATGACAGATGGATATACAAAGAGATACAACCATATATTAATCAAGCAAATCAAAGCGCAGGTTGGAATTTTGAATGGAATTGGTCTGAGTCTTGTCAATTTACAAAATATAAAAAAGGACAGTATTATGATTGGCATTGTGATAGTTGGGATAAACCTTACATAAGAGAAGATCAAAATGACCCGTCACATGGTAAAATTAGAAAGTTATCTGTAACAGTTACATTATCAGATCCAAAAGAATATAAAGGTGGTGAGTTAGAGTTTGATTTTAGAAATTTAGATCCTGATAAAAAACCTAACATTATAAAATGTAAAGAAATATTACCCAAAGGATCTTTAGTTGTGTTTCCTTCTTTTGTGTGGCATAGAGTTTGTCCAGTTAAAAGTGGAGAACGTAATAGTTTAGTTATTTGGAATTTAGGATGGCCATTTAAATGAAAACTTTTCCACAAAAATTATTTAGAGAGGACGTATTTAAATGTCCTATTTGGTATAATGATGAACCTAGTTTTGTTAAAGAATTAAACAAAGCCTCTGACCCTTATATAAAACAATCTAAAAAAAATTTAAAAAAAACAATAGATAAAAGAAATAAAAAATTTGGAGATAAAGGAGATATGGGCCATGTATTTCATTCAACATCTTTGATAAATGACCCTAAATTTTTAAAATTACAAAATTACGTGGGTGCAACTTCACATAATTTATTAGAAGAGATGGGTTTTGATTTAACACACTATCAACTATTTGTAACAGAAATGTGGGTTCAAGAGTTTGCTAAACAAGGTGCAGGACACCATGCATTACACACACATTGGAACGGACACATGTCTGGGTTTTATTTTTTAAAAGCAAGTGAGGCTACATCTACACCATTGTTTGAAGATCCAAGACCTGGTAACGTAATGAATCTTTTACCAGAAAAAGATAAATCAAAAATAACATATGCATCTTCACAGGTTAATTATAAAGTTAAACCAGGAAGAACTATATTTTTTCCATCATACATGCCACATCAATATATTGTAGATATGGGTTATGAACCGTTTAGATTTATACATTGGAATTGTCAAGCTATACCAAAAGGAGTATTAAATGTCGTTCAAAAAAAATAAATACACTGTTTTAAAAAATGCTATCTCAAAAGAGTTAGCAGATTTTATTTATAAATATTTTTTAAATAAAAGAAATGTTGCAAGAGTTTTGTTTGATACAAAATATATTTCACCCTTTACAGAATATTGGGGCATATGGAATGATGAACAAGTCCCTAATACATATTCAAATTACGCAGACATTGCGATGGAGACTTTGTTAAAAGAAGTAAAGCCTGTAATGGAAAAACACACAAAATTAAAATTAAGTGAAACATACTCATACGCAAGAATATATAAACAAGGTGATATTTTAGCTCGTCATAAAGATAGATACTCTTGTGAAATATCTACTACGCTAAATTTAGGTGGTGACCCGTGGCCTATATATCTTGATCCTACAGGTAGAACTGGTCAAGCAGGTATTAAAGTAGATTTAAAACCAGGAGATATGTTAATATACTCTGGTTGTGATTTAGAACACTGGCGAGAAGAATTTACAGGTAAAAATTGCGGACAAGTATTCTTACACTACAATAGAGCAGGATCTAAAAATGCCAAAGAGAACGAATTAGATAAGAGATCTTTAATAGGTCTACCTGCTTGGTTTAAAGGTGTTAAGTTGACTAATTCTAAAAAATAGTCTATTATTTACGTTGGTACGGGGGCACCACCACACCACACCCCCGTGCTTTTATTCTGTTAAATAAGTAATAAATTTGCTATACATGGATTTATTATGCTACAAAAGATAAGTTTTCAGCCAGGTATTAATAAACAAGTCACACCAACAGGGGCAGAGGGTCAATGGGTTGATTGTGATAATGTTAGATTTAGGTACAATACACCTGAAAAAATAGGTGGTTGGTCACAACTAGGATCAGATAATCTTACAGGCGCAGGTCGTGGATTACATCATTTTGTTAATAGCTCAGCTAGAAAATATGCAATCATAGGTACAAATAGAATTTTATATGCGTATTCTGGAGGTGCGTTTTATGATATACATCCTATTAAAACTACAACAACGCTTACAAGTGCATTCAGCACGACTAACGGATCAGCAGCAGTAACTTTAACTTTTTCCACAGACCATAATATATCAGCATCAGATATTATATTATTAGATAATTTTTCTGCAATAACAAATTCTAATTTTGGAGCATCTGATTTTAATGATAAAAAATTTATGGTAACATCCGTGCCATCGGCGACGACTCTTACAATTACAATGCCATCAAATGAAACAGGATCTGGCGCAACTACATCAGGTGGTGTTAGAGTGCAGCATTATTATCCTGTAGGGCCAGCTGTACAAGCAAAAGGTTTTGGTTGGTCACTTGGATCTTGGGGAGGTGAAGATGTTGGCTCGGCTACAACTACTTTATCAGCAGGTATTAATAGTTCACAAACTACAGGTATCATATTAGTTAACGATGCTTTATTTCCATCAGCAGGTACAAACTTTGTTAAAATAGGAACAGAAGAGATATCTTATACAGGTATTAGTGCATCAAAAGAATTAACAGGTGTTACAAGAGAAGTAAGGGGAACAACAGCTGCAACACATAGTTCTGGGGCAACAGTTACAAATACATCTGAGTTTGTAGCATGGGGTGAAGCTGCATCAGGGGATTTGGTTATTGAACCAGGAATGTGGTCATTAGATAATTTTGGAGACAAGGCTATTTGTTTAATTCATGATAGTGCAGTATTTGAATGGAACTCTGCTGCAACAGATGCAACAAACAATAGAGCTACAATTATATCTGGTGCACCAACTGCATCAAGACATATGTTAGTATCTACACCTGATAGACACTTAGTTTTTTTTGGAACAGAAACAACCATAGGAGATACTACAACGCAAGACGATATGTTTATTAGATTCTCAGATCAAGAGGATATAAACACTTATACACCCACAGCAACTAATACAGCTGGTACACAAAGACTGGCCGACGGATCACAGATCAGAGGAGCAATTAGAGGTCGTGATGCAAT